CTATTTCTTTATTTTCAATTTTTTCAGCAATGCTTTTAATTTGTGCTTCAAATTCTGTTATAGATTTGTTATTGTTGTCCAATATTCCAGTGATTGGATTTGAACCCAATAAAACCGCACTTGTTTCTCTTAGTTTAGCTTCTGAAACAGCAAAGAAATAACCCTGTTTTTCAACTTCGCTTGAATTACCTATTAAAGGCAAATATTTTTGATAAAGTGCATACGCTTCTTTGTCGCTCTCATCATCTAAAGCTAAATCAATTTTAACGTATTGCATACCAACACTGTGTTGATTGATTCTGTTTTCTTTATAGTCCTTAAACAATGCTGCGTTTCTTTCTTTCTCAATAGCTACATCGTGAATGAGTGAGATAGTTTTCCCGTCTACCGGAAGCCCTAAATCACGCCAAAACAACTCCTTTTCATAAGACGCTAAAACTTCACCAAGCTTTGCAGTTGTTTCAAATTTATGGTCGTGTAAAAAGAACGGCACATTTTCTTTTATTGATTTTGTAAACGTTCCTTTAACATGAACATCATCATGCGAATCTTTCCAATAATATGTATTTGCTATAATCTTGCGATAAATAACATCTTCTGTATCTTCTTTTAATTTGCCTTTTTCAGCGTCAACCTTTGACAAAACAACCTTAGTTTCAAAAGAATCTGCGTTCTTAACGGACAACTTTTTAAGCTTTAATACGTCGTTTTTATCCCTGCGTAACTCGTTTAGCTTTGTAGTTCTATTCATTTCTTTACAATTTTAGAATCCTTAATTAGCTTTTTTTTAGCTTCTAATTTGCTTTTAATCTCTTTTACCTTTTCCTTTTTCATAATTCAAAACCTAATTGCTTTAAGAACGCCCTTTTTTCTTCTTCACTCATTATTGAAAATGCTTGGCCTGCTAAACTTGGGCTTCTTAGTATTAAATCCATTGCCGTTTGTTCATCTTCTTCCATTTCGCCCATTCTTCCGATTAACTCCCTTGCTTCTTTCTTATTAATCAACCCAACTTGATATTGAGTAATTGCTTCCTTTCTTAATTCGCTAGGGTCTGGATTTATAGCCCCTATTTTATCCTTTCTTATTTCAATACGATATTCACCCCCAGTTGATTCATTGAAACGCTTAATAATAGAGTTTTCATATTGATTATAAAACAATTCAAACTGAGGAATAACAAAATCCAAATACATAGCAGACTTAGCCTCCTTATAATTTGCGTGTGTTCTACTTTGATAATCATTAAAAAGTAAACTTGGAACACCATAAGCGTTGCAAATACTTCTAACATGGTTCAAACGCATTTCAATGATTTTTAAATCGCTTGCGCTTAGTCCTAATTGAGTAAACTCAACAGCGTCCTCAATTACTTCAACCTTATTAAAGTTTGTTGCTTTACCAGTAAGTTTATTAAATATTTGCCTTGCGTATTCAATTGCCTTAGTTGATAGGCCAAAAGAAGCACCAGCACCAGCTTTAGGAGAAACAAAACCGCTTATTCCTCTATTATCTAGCATAGACTTTTCGGCTTCTGTTCTATTATTAGCAGCTAAGACAGTGTTAAAAGTGGCTTGCAAAGGGCTTAAACCTTCTGTGCTATTGTGTAAATATGTAGGGTCATAGTACTTTATAACAGTCATTTCATCAGCGTAAATCGTCTTAGTTCTCACGCCAGTGTCAAACTGATAATATTCGGGCTGTTTAAAGTAATCAATATACCCCGCGTCTGTTCTTACTTTTTGACTAGGCAATACCCACTGGTTAGTAGGTAAAAAACCTATTGATTCTGTTTCCTCATAAATATATGAATTACCAAACAAGAAAAGGTTTATGAACGCAGCGTTAAGCCCCTCTTTATACCCAGCTTTACCCCATGCGGAAGTAAAAAAGTCATAAAACTCATCGCCTTTTCCAACTACTTCATCACCGTTATAAATATCCAATGGCAAAGAGGCGCAAAGCCTCGCCATTCTTGAAACGATTGAAAATACATCTTCATTGGATAAAAAGCCCTTTTTTACTATATCATCGTTTGAAACTCTGCTGTAATTAGTAGGGTTAGACAACGAAACAAACGTATTTGTCGTTGAATTTATCTCGTTTTTTAAATCTTGTACAATATTCATTTATAAAAAACTTACGCGTACTTAAAGGTATAAAATTTTTCGTAATATCTTACGGCGTCTAATACGTGGTTATAATCATCAATAGGAATTTCACCATGTTTATCGAGCCAAATATAGTTCCTTAACTCATTTTGAATGTTAAAACTATCCTTTTCAACAATCATTTCAAAGTTTTGCAGTTGCCTTATTCCGTTAATAACCTTGTCTTTTACAGCAGGGTAAATATTGTACCCCTCGTTTTTAATTAACTTAATCATTGTAGGGTCGGCACTGTCTGCAATAATTGGCTTGCTCTTATCAATTCCCCTCGATTCCATTATCTCTACAATCTCTTTTGAAGAAAGAAAGCTTTGATAAATAACCTCTTGCAGGTAAGTTAAGTTATTTTTTAAATCAAATGCAATTTTAGTAACTGTAAAAGGGTCTTTGTACCCAAAATCCATGCAATACCCAAACGGCAGATTGTCGTCAAATTCGCCTATTTTCCAGTTTTGATAGATAGCCCCCTCAATAATACCAATTTCACCAAGACCATAAACACGCCATTTATTAGCCCAATAACTGTTAATTTCATTGCCATTTTCATCATACCCCTTTTCGTAATAGCTTAATATTTCGGTTCTTTCTTCCTTAGATAGGTAGCAATTATCTTTAAAAGTTAGATTAAGAAAATCACAATCGCTTCTTGGTATAACTTCCGTATCTGCCCAATATTCAGCGTTTGGATTCCAGTCGATAATTATTTGTTTTGCTCTTGATGTTAACTCCCTGTATGTTTCAAAATCTATCTTATTGGCCTCGTTTACATAAACTAAATCAGAGCGCAACCCCTTTCCGATGTCGGCTTTATCTAAGCCTATGAATTTAATAAATGAACCATTTGGAAACCTGTAATGTGTTCCAGCTAAAAAGTCTTTGTCGTTATAGATGTTAAACATTTTAAGAATCTTAACAAAGTCTTTAATGACCGTTTGCCTCATTTTAGTAAGTTCCTTAGAGGCAATATAAATCTCTTTATCCTCGTTGCTTGAGGCATAATTTATAATAAGTATAAGAATTGAAAAGGTTTTCCCTGCTCCTTGACCGCCTCTTATAGCTTTAATTCTTTTTTTTAGCCTAGATATTTTAATCAGTGCTTTCGTCGGTTTCATCTTCTTCAATGTCTGCTAAAGGGTCAAACTGCATAATAGGTATATTCTTACTTTCAATAACTGTTTCTTTTGTTTCGATATACCCTCTTTGTTTGCCTCTTGTTTTTAAGAAGAAAATAATAGATGTTTCCCTGTTCATTTCTATATTTTCAAAAAGCTTACTTTCTACAAAGTCGATAGCTGACTCGTTAATTTCTTTAACAGCATTAGCAAATTCCTCATCTTCATTTTTATAGTTGTTGTAAGTCATTCTACTTAGTCCAGTCATCTTACACGCTTGAGATATATTACCAAGCGTTTTTTCTAATGCTTTAAGTAAGTTTTTCTTATTTTCTTCTTTGTTATTATTTGCTTTCTTTGGCATAAATTATATTTTTTATAGCCCCCAAAAGAGCCTCATTATAATCATCATAATAAACATCTGATTGGTGTTTAAAATAATCAATTAGACCGATTTTTTCAACTATAAAGAACCATTTGTTTAAACTGGTGTAAACTATTATATTGATTTTAAACTTCTCTCTAATGAATTTTAACACATCAAAAACATGGGGCGCGATACATTCCATATCAACATAAACGCTACTGTCAAAGCCTAATTTATAGCCATAGCCTTTTAAATGCCCTTCTTTATTGTAATAATAAAAGCTTTGCCCTTTAAAGCCTAAATCTTTGATTCTTTTTGAAGTTTCTAAGTCTAAAATCATATTTACTCACACCAAAGTGCAACGTTTTGTTTGTTGTAAAAGAAGTGTTTTTGGTTTGAATTGTCATAAATAGGCTGGTAAATTTCCCCGTCTGTATGCCTGTAATATAACCTATTCCCTTTCAAAAACAACCCTATTATTTTAATGTTCTGTTCGCTTTTATACCATTGCGTTAATGTATCTACAACATCTTTCTTTTCTATTCTTAACTTTTCGGCCAATGCCTCACGGAATGAATACTTTTTAACGGCCATAACAGAATCAAGCGTTGTTTTAATATTCCTTTTAATTAAAGGTTCTGCATGTTTGTGTATTTCAACCTCAACAGCCTTATCAACATGAGTTTTTATATTAAGAAAACCACCTAAACCAGTGGCGATGATTCCTAAGCCAGTACAAATACCGACGATTTTCTTCCAAAGTGGGAATTGTTTTGTTTCCATTTGGGTAAAAATATTTAAAAAAACTTTACTACGCTAAAATTTCGTAATTCTCGAAACCTTCGCCAATTTCAATAATGCTCATATCAACTTAATTTTAAAGCCAAAATATTCTTCAATTATCTTTTTCTTTAGATTGAATAATGGTGTTGTAAGGTATTTACCTGTTCTTTTATCAAACGCCTTAACATCTTCAACCGTTTCAGATCCGTCTTTGTTATAGATTAAAAAATCTGCCTTGTATGTAAATATCCATTTATCACCAATATAATATTTGTATTGGACCTGAAATTTAAAGTCTTTTATCTCGCCCGCTTTCTTTAAAAGCTTTAATTGATTATACCTTTCAAATTCTTTTTTTGAATCGAATTTAAGCCCGTAAGCGTGTATTTTTGTGTTCCTGTATTTACTTGTTTTCATAATAAAAAAAGGGGCAAAAAGCCCCATGTTAACCAAAATAATCAATCACCTATGCAAAAAAATAATTTCATATTCAAAGATATAATTATTTATGTTTTCTTTCTACTCTTAAACCGTATTCTTTTAATTTCTTAGCTAATAATTTTCTGTACTTGTCTTTGCTGTGTATTTCTTCCCATGTAACTGATCCGGGAATATTACAAAGCCTCTTTAACCTTGTCGGAATGTCGAGTGTGGTTATAAAAAGAACGTCTTTTTTTGGTTTAAACTCCGACAAGGCAAGAGGTGTAAATAACAATATGAGTGAAAGGCTTTTCAATTTATCTCTATTTAATTAAAAAAATTCCCAATGTCCTTCCAAGTAGGAATAACGATTTACCATGTTGCGAACATTTGTAAAACAAATCACTTAACTGATATAAAAGCTGACACTCTTGGTAGTGTCGTGACTCTGTAACCGAGAACGTTTCCATCACTTGCTTATCCGTTAGCATTGGGAATTATATTTTTATTTATCTCTACCAATAACAAATTGTAATTGCAATTTCTTTCAGAAACAGTCGCGCAGGCTCAATTACAAGGGTGTTATGTTTAATAATGAATTAGCTTTAAAGTCATTGGTTCATTAATACCTCCAAATTCAAACTTAAAAGAAACTATTCTTTCTCCTTCATCTGTTCTATTATCATAATACCAAGTTTCAACATCATTTTTAACAACTTTGCATAATGAAGGGAATCTTTTTTTACTTTCTTTTTGGAAGTCTATTTTTAAACCTTTAGCTTCTAACTCTGTTTTTAAAATAGCTTCTTTTGTTATTTCAGCTTCTCTATAAAAAGCTTGCATTTGTTCATTTAAAAAGTCCATATCTATTAATTTTCACAAAACATAACACATAATTAAACGCAATTAAAAACACTAACCCCTTCAAGCGTTATACTTTTAATCCATTCCTCTGCACACTCTTGACAGGTTACAATGTTGTTTTCAACTTCAACACCGCATACTTGACAAGTTGCATTCGGAAATAAGC